GAGAGGCGTGCGGGCGGAGCGTCGTCACCGCCAGCGGCCTCGCGCGTGTCCGGCTGCGAACCGTCGACTTCGTCGCGGTGAGGGTCAACGGCCGTTTCCGCCGGGAGCGGATCCTCGGCTTCTTTCACGGTTGCCTGCGGAGTCGTACCCTCGTGGTCGGCCTGCGCAGCCTGCGCAGCCTGCGCCGCCTGCGCCGTCTGCGCCGCCGATCCAGGGGCCAGCCTGTCGAGTAGGGCATCCACCCGGTTGCGGGCCTCGGGTGGCGTGACGTCTTTGATCTCCCGCAAAGTTTCCGCTTCCTCGACGGTCGGCATGCCCATCATGACCTCGGGCGAGTAGAGCCGCACGAGCATCGCGGCGGACCGCCAGCGGAACATGTGCTCGGGCATGGACTCGTACTTCGCGTTGTCGATCCAGCCTTCCGCGATCGCCATAGCCGTATCAACGCTCGCTTCAATGCGGTCGCCGAACCGATCCACAGCATAGGCGGTGACGCGCATGTCGGGAATCTTGTACTTCACCCTGACGACCGTCGACTTACCGTTGCTCCAGACTTTGCGCTCGACTTCCACCTCCCGGTCCGGACCGAGATTCTCCCGCTCCCACTTGATGGTCGACCTCAGGCCCGCCAGCCGGTTGGCGCGCCCGATCATGAATTGCGTGCTGAATGCCGGTCGCCCCTTCACCACGTACATCTGCTGCATGACCATAAGCTCGCTTTCGTTCATCCGGCGAGCGATGTCGATCGCGATGATGCATTCCCCGGGCTTACCCTTGAAGTGCTCGGGTACGAAGGCGGACACAGCGAACACCTTCGCGATTTCCAGGAAGTGACGGTACGCCGCGGCCGAAGAAAACGGAGACGCAAACTCGGTAAGCGCCCTCTCGTTCTTGAGTCGCAACTCTTCGACGTTCTGCGCCGGCACCAGGGCGTCCGGTGGCGGGGTCGTGCTGCCTTGCGGTTCGCTCATCTATTGACCTCTTTCAGGGAAGGCGACACGTCGATCGTGCGCGCCCATTGTTTCCACGTTTCCGGGGCCTCCCGTTTCAAACGCTTTTCGTCCATGCGCTCGTAGGAATAACCTCGGTAGACCAGCACCTTACGGGGGTCGCCGAACTCCGCGCCCTCCGCGCCGCCAAGCGAAGCGATCAATGAGCACTGTGCAGTCAATTCGCGCTTCTCCGCGGCGAGCCTCTCCTCCCTGGCCATCCTCCACGCCTCGACCAACTCAGGCGAAACGTCAGCGAGGGAATTCGGGATCCGCCGAACCCGCTGCAGGACGCCGAGCGAAGGGAGTAAATTTGACGGCGGAATCCGCGGTAGAACGTGATTCTCCCAGAATTCGTGATCCCGCTCGACGATGAGTTGTATGAGCGCCTCATTGCGGGTCACTTTGTACATTTCCCTGTGCAAGCGGTCGAACTTCGCCACCAGCACGGGCACCCAGACCAGGTCCAGCTCCGCGCAGTACATCTGGTGCTGGCACTGGACGATCACTCGGTCGGGGATCTGATCCGTCCCCGGCTCGCCGTAGTCTGCTCCCATCCCGGTCTTGGCTTCGACCGCCTGGCGCTTGCGGGCGAGCCTAGCGTCCAGGTTCGCCGCCAGCACGATGTCGAACGTGGGTACCACCTCAACGTTGACCTGGAGTTCCTCGCCCAACTCGCGCGACGCCCACCGCAGGAGCGGCTCCTCGAAATCATTGCCTATCTCGATCGCCTCGTTCTCCCGCAACTCCGCGAGATCCTCGGTCTTGTCGAGAAAAACATCGTAGGCTGTGACCTCGCCCTTCGCGGTGGGGATGGGAATGCCGACTACAGGCGGGGAATCGGACGAGCCCAGCCTTTGCCGTCGCCGGAGCCGCTGGCCTTCGCTGATGCCCATCAGTGAGACCTCCGAGCGTCAATCTCGCAAGTCGTGATCACCTGGAGAGCGAAGCCATTGGTTCGCTCAGACTGAAAACCGCCCCATGCCTTGGGGTAAGTCAACTGGACGAAGGACGCGAGGGCTTCGCCCAGCTCCAGAAGGTCCCATCGCCGCTCTCTGCTCTCAAGGTCGAATACGCCCACGCCGACGCACCGGATCTCCAGGATGAGCTCCCATCCGGCTCCGGCCGGCGGCTCCATGCTGAGCACGGACCGACGCAGTCCAGTGGGCGCGATCATCGCCATGGAAACCTCGCCAAGCGCCTCGTCCCAAGCCATGCCGAGCCTTTCGTCCGGATGGGTCTCGCCGAGCAGTCCGTTGTCAACAGCGTATCGTCGCAGATTCGCGAGCCTAGTCTCGTCGCCAATGGACACGTGCCACTCACAGTGCAGGTGAACAATCGACCGCCAAACCCTGATAGTATTCGTCACTTCTGACGCCTCCTTACCGGGGCCCCTTGACATGGCCCGCTCGTTGGCCTTATCATACGCCCATGAGCGCAGAAACGCAAGCGTCGCGAATCGAACTACCGCCCCCGCCACGACCGGGCCGGCAGGTCAAGGTCACCGTCTCGCCGGAGGTTTACCAGGGGCTGCAGTCGCTCGCCCGCGACCGCGGCCAGAAGGTTGCGACCGTCGCCGGCGACCTCCTGCTCGCGGCCTTCAAAGCGCTGGGCAAGGGGAGCGAGCCGCGGTGACGAATACGGAGGAGGGGCTGAGCGGGAACGGTGAGCGGGAGGATTCGCTCACGCAGGACCAAGTCGCGGATGGCATCTTTCAGGCCCTCCACCGCTACCTAAAGGGTTCACGTGCGGGGTCGAATCCCGCCAGCCCTGCCAACCTTGGGGGCGAGCACGAACGGTCGAGTGCCCTGACTTTCAATCAGGTGAGGGGGAGTTCAATTCTCCCCGCCCCTACCAACCCATCGGTGTTTACGAAATCTCAGATCAACCCGCGCGGTCTCGGACGCATGAACTCCTATTCCTGCCCGGACTGCTTGGGCATCACCTGGTCCATACATCTTGACGACCCGCCTGGCGTCACGCCGATGATCGTTGAGTGCCGAGCAACCCCGGACTGCAAGGGCCACGCGGAGTCGCAGTTCTACCCCGCCACCATCCCTGACCCTCCGCCGGCCGCGCACATCGAGTGGATCAGGCCGACCGCGCGCGGCGGGTTGAAGCGAGCCCTTAAGATGTACCCGGCGCGGCACCGCCCTGGCATGAAGCAGCATTTCGACCAGGGCGGCGCATTGCCCCGGTACGCGAGGAGGCCGGGCGAGTGAAGACGATCACCTTAACTGATCTACGTTCCGAGCCGGGCGAAGTAATCCGCGCCGTTCATAAGCATGGCGAGTCCTTCTTGCTCACCAAGAGCGGAGCGCCTGTCGCGAAGTTGGTTCCCGTTGACGCCGAAGAAACCACGATCTGGCCGGACGGCTCAATTACCGGTCGCCCGCCTCTCACCCTCCGCCGATCCGACCTACTCAGAAACGGAGCCCGACTATGAGCGCAGACCACCTCCGCGAACCAACCCTCCGCGAGATGCTGGACGAGGGCGTGATCGATCTGCTTCGCTCCGTCATCGGTGCACACCATCCCAACCTGTCCGACGCCCGCTTCCTCATCTTCTGGACGGTGAACCAGCCAGTCAAGAAGTGGGGCGCGGTGAAGATCGCCACCGAGGAGTTTTGGCGCGCCACCGGCGCCATGGACCGCGGGGTCGACATCCTGGTCAAGTTGAATCAGTCGCTCTGGGCGAAGCTGACCGTCGCCGGCCGCACCTTCCTTCTCGACCACTACCTTTCGCTCGTCAAACCCAAAGGGGGCGGCAAGACGCACATGGCCGTCGAGACGGGCGGCGAGCGTCAACTGTATGAAAAGGACTTCCCGTCGCTGTCTGTCCACCCGGCCGTGCTCGCTCGTAACGCCCAGGGACTGCGCGAGATTGACGAGCTCGAGCGGATGTGGAAGGCGATGAACGAGCCGGCGCAGTTCCTGCTCGACCTGGAGGCCGGTGCCGACGATGACGAGAACGACGAGGACGAAGAGGACGGCGAGGCGACAGCGTCGTCCGCGCCCCCTAAACTCCCCGCGCCGCGCTCCACCGCCATGCCCGTCTCCTACTACGAACGCAGGTCCCTGGAGATCGGGGGGAGTCTTGTCTTCGCCGTGCTGCGCTTCTCCGGCGCCGACAAGCGCTCGTCTGACCTCACGGGGGTCCATGTGGTAACGCCAGACGAGACGGATCGCGGGCCCTTCGCGGGTGTAGTGCATAACAACGGCCTTACCTACGACGACCGCGGAGCAACGATCAAGAAGTATCGCGCGGCCCTCGAGGCAGAAGGTGCGGACATGCCCAACGCAGCGACCGCTGACGCCGGGGCCCAGGTTCACTAAGATGAAGAAAACCACCCCGCGAGCACCCTTCGGTCACGCCGCCAACGGCGAGGCCCTCAGCTGGCCGGACGCGTCGCTCCTCAGTATCAAGGTCCCCGCGCCACTGGAGCAACATCTCGCTCGGTACGGCGCGATCATGGGAGTCTCGGCCGAAGAGGCGGGCCTCTTCCTTCTGCGCAACGCAATCATCGATCGGCACGCCATGATCTTCACCGACGGCTGGAAGCCGGACCGACAGCGTTACCTGGATGATCCCACCGAAACCGCAAAGCGACGCCGATGAAGAAAGCCAACCCGGGCGGCGACTTCGAGGCGGCGTTCGCGGCCAGCGTGCCGCGCGGCGTCTACCTACACAAGCTGCGCACGCCGGCCGGAGCAGCCTTCCTGATCCCGAAGTTGATAGCGTTAGTCGAGCATCTCTGCAAGCAACTGCGCGCGCCCGTGCCCGAGTGGGTGACAAAGGCGCGACGTATTCGCTTTGTTCCGCCGGCGGCCTACGACTTTATCCTGGTGGCCCCTGCGCCCTTCGATGTCGGGACGCTCGAGGTCGGCGGCTTCCACGTCCTTGGGGGCGCGCCAACCCCTCTCGTTCTGCCCGTCCAGCCGTCCGCATTCTTCGCCTTGGAGCTCAAGAGCGTCGACGGGGTCTCGCTTCCGTTCGGCAACGTCGATGCGGACCAAGAGAAGGCCCTGCGCTCGGTTGCCGCGTGCGGCCATCTTGCCGGCCTGGTCGTAGAGTTCCGCAAGGCCGCCGAGTGTTGGTTCGTCCCGATTCAGGCGTGGGCGGAATATCGATTGATCGCCGATCGGCAGAGCTTGCCCCTGGAGATCGCCCGGCGGATCGGCCTGGAGATCAAAGCCGACCCGCTCCGCAGTGGCAAGTCGCCTCGCTGGCTAGTCGGCGACTGGCTTCGGCGCTGCGGGTGTTCCTTGGGAAATTCGCCATGAAACACCTCGAGAGGTTGACCGCCGCGATCCTTCGGAAAGCCGAGGCTAGCGGGAAGGCGGCCGGCTGGTACGAGCTGTGCCGCCGTGGATATTTGCCGGCGGAGATCACTCTCTACGCCGAGCCGACCATCCTCAATTCGGATGTCGTCCACCGCGTCCGCGAGCACGCCGAAGCCAACGACCTTCCCATTCCGGTGTCGTGCGTCAGGCGGGAGAAGGGGCGTAGCGCGCCACCCGAGGATTGGCGGGCGGCGTTTCGCGCGACCGTGATGCGCACCGGACTGGTCCTGAGTCTCACCCAGGCCATGCTCGAATACCTCTGCGCGACGGCGGATGGCGTCCGGTGGGACCGTGCGCTTCAGATGGGATCGAGTCTCGCCAAACCATGCAACGCGATGGCGACAGCTGGTTCGCTGGAGAAGCGCGGCCTAATCAAGCGCCGAAACCTTGGCGGCGATAGCCTGGACAGCAACGAAAGTTACCACGAATTAACCGAGGCGGGCGAGGCCGTCGTATTACTCCTCAAGTCGGTCGGCGTTTTCGTCGAGGCGGATATCGCGATCGAGCGCCGCGCCGCGAAAAGCTCTTGACGTCGCTGCGGCTGCACCATTACTGGCCAGGACTGAGAGAGCCCTCGATTCGCCCCTTGACAACCTTCTCGCCTGTGATATCGTATCACCCATGAAGGAGCCCAAAAAGAAGCTCCCGCCTGGAATGAAGCTCCGCCTCTGGCGAGTCAGAAGGGGCTGGACTCAGTCGCAAGCCGCCGAATTCTTCCGGATCAGTCAGGCGACGCAATCGCTGCTGGAGAACGGACTCCGGGAGCCCGGCGCGGATGTGGCGCGACGGATAGCTCGCCTAAGCGATGGCGAAGTGGAGTGGCCTTGATTCGGGACCCGTGACTTACGTTATCGTCAACCGTTGTTGTCATTGAGGAGACACCCCTAAGATGTCCAAGCTCCAGAGCAGCAAGGCCGCCGCGACTGCGGACTTCCAGTACGACTTTATCTTCCTACGTTCGGCGCCAGCGGATGGCGTCACGGCGCGCAAGCATATTGAGGGAGGTTTCGCCTGGCCCACGGGTCCGGACGCCGTTGGTCGGGTGATCGAGGCTCCCGATTGGGACCCGAGTCCCTCGCGAGATTGCGGCGGCGGACTGCACGGACTGCCGAGCGGCATCGGCGATTGGGGTCTTGTCCTCAGTCCTTCAGACATGAGCGTGCTGTGGTACGTCTGCGGAGCCAGTATGGAGGAAGCCGTCTTCGGCTCTGGCAAGGTTCGCGTCCGACGTTGCCGAATTCTTTACGTCGGTCACTTCGGCCGGGCGATGGATCTTATCTCGCCAGCAATGACGGCGGCTGTCGCGGATCTCGCGGCAAGGCGCGTGACTACGGCTGGCGAAAGCGCGGCCTCCAACAGCGGCTACAGCGGCGCGGCCTCCAACAGCGGCTACAGCGGCGCGGCCTCCAACAGCGGCTACAGAG